TAACGGCTGAAACCGTAGCTTGTAATGTGTCTCACTCAATGTCCTTTTCAGGGGACGCAGTGACATAAGTGCATATGTAAACAAATTTGTCGTTTATTGAATAAAATTCAATAAGGGGGGGCGGGGGTCTAGTATTACCCCCCGCCCCACTTTTTCTCCCCCTCACTATATGTATGCCTAGGAGAGATGCTGCTTCTCAACGTTTTTGCTTTACCCTCAATAATTATGTCGAAGAAGAGGAACAAGCAATCAGAAGCAATATCACCAGTCTATGCAAGTATGGAATCGTTGGAAGAGAGACTGGAGAAAATGGAACGAAACATCTGCAGGGATATTGCATCACAAATAGAACATATACATTTAGTCAGTTTAAGGAAAACGTTGTCAATGAAAGAACGCATGTTGAGAAAGCAGGAGGAGATAGCCAAACTAACAGAAGATATTGTCGAAAAGATGGAGATGTATGGGAACATGGTAGGTGCCCTGGTAAAGAAAGTCGAATGGATAGAGATGAAATTGGTAAAGCTTTTGTCCGGCACATGGAATCCGGCGGTACCTTACGACAATTCATGGAACTGGAGAGCGGAGCCTTCATGTTTCACGGACATACGTTGCTACGAAACTACTTCAGCATTACAAAGCCCATCGAGAGACATGGAATCAGAGTTCAATGGCTTTATGGAGTCACCGGAGTGGGTAAGTCTCGAAGAGCTCACAGTGAACATCCGGACGCTTATGTCAAAGAATCTCGATCAAAATGGTGGAATGGATATGCCCTTGAGCGAGAAGTAATAATCGATGACTTTGCTCCAAAGTGTATCGACATAAACTACTTATTAAGATGGTTTGATTACTATAAATGTAATGTAGAAACCAAAGGTGGTATGATGCCTTTGTATGCTGATAATTTCGTTGTAACGTCCAACTTTTCTCCTTCAGAGTGTTATCGATTAGAGGATGGAAGAGAACATCCTCAGATCGAAGCATTAGAAAGAAGAATAGAAATCATAAGGATGTAATAGTAATTTCACATAAATAAAGCATGAAAAAATTGCACTAGTGAAAGGTGCCTAGTGAAAGGTGAGATCCATGAACTGTATTATCCCATCCATTATTCCTATATGAAAAATCCGAGCGGTTCGTCGGGGGTTCCACCAGCGGAGCCTCAGCGGAGCTGGTGGGTCCCCGTTCGAACAAGCGAGTTGAGACTCAACGTCTCGGGCCCCACCACCGGGTTCCGGCGAAGCCGGGTTCCGGTGTGTGGGTGCTTTGACGTTGAGCGACGTGTAGTCACGCAACATTTACCCCAACTACCAAACTTACGAAGCAAGCAACTAATGATATAAAAAAGAAACAACATGTTTATGAAAATAATGTCTTCCCAATGGCGACCTACGGTAGAAAACGTGTATATGCCCCTCGTAGAAGAGGCCGTTCAATGGCCAAGAGACGAAGAACCACTCGAAGATACGCTAGGCGTTATAGACCTAGAGCTCAAAGGGGACGATCAACAGCATTTACAACTAAGAGTCAAGGTGCTTACAATGATCAGGTCTTTAGAGCCCGTCGCTTGTCTAAAGCGGCATGGCGCAGGACACTATACCGTGAGACTCAAACTAAAACGCACTACAGGAGCGTATATACCACCAGCACTATTGTTGCCACAACGCCAGTAGGTATGACAGGTCAGGCTTTTAAATTTTTACAGTGTTGGATTAACTACTCTACATCTGCTAAGTTTTATGAAAGTGGAGCTGGAGCTTTTCATCCTGATCGAAGTGTAGGAGTACCCACTTTCGATCCATCTAGTATCGTTGTACGTGGTGGACTTGTTAAGCTAAACTGTACCTGTGATCAAATCAATGTTAATCCTGTTAGATGCAGGATGTGGTTAGTATGGGCTGTAACTGATCCTATTGCCCAGCAAGTAACTGATCTTACAACTGGAACCAAAGCCCTGATGTACAGGCCCAATGATCAACCTGATTTCATGTTCCAGTTTGGTAGGATTATGGCATACAGAGAAGCTATGCTCCTACCCAATGAAGGTGTTGAGATGTCATATCGATTGAAACCTATGAAGATAGATCTGACTCAGATCACAGCTGGAGGAAATCTCCCATACTTCATTGTAGCCGTAAGTCAAATGAATGATCAAAATGTAACGGCTGAAACCGTAGCTTGTAATGTGTCTCACTCAATGTCCTTTTCAGGGGACGCAGTGACATAAGTGCATATGTAAACAAATTTGTCGTTTATTGAATAAAATTCAATAAGGGGGGG